ACCAGCGGCAACGCCTGGGCCACTGCAGGTGCCGGCATTCCGCTTGTTGGCGGTACTGGCGGATCAAACCTGTTTGGCAATGACGGCATGCGGGACTACAAGCCCAATGAGCTCTGTGTGATTTCCGGCGGCTACTGGGCCGACGGTGGCAGTGCCGGCGTCTGGGCGCTGTCTCTGGGCTACGTACGCGGCGACTCGTACGGCACCATCGGGTTTCGCGCCGCCTCGTACCTTTGAGGCCCTGAGCGGTAGCGATAGGGACTGAGCCATGAGCCACACCAGTCAGCACATCCATTCCGAAGCCAGCCTGCACCGCAAGCTGGTGCTGTTCGCCGTGCAGCTGGAGGGCTACCTGGCGCATTTCCCAAACTGCCACCGCTACGCGCTGACCCAGCAGATCCGGGTGGCATTCGTCGATGTCTACAACCTGGTCACCGAGTGCCAGAAGCGGTACCACAAGAAGACGAGCCTGACCCAGCTCGACATCCGCCACGAGCAGCTGCGCATGCTGCTGAATCTGGCGCATGAGCTGGGCCTGTTTGATTGCAGCGGCGGCCGACGCGACGGCACGGCGCCGGGCAGTCACCGATTCATGACCATCAGCAGGATGGTCGACGAGCTCGGCCGCATGATCGGCGGCTGGCTCAACAGCGAACTGCGCGCACCGGCCTCGGCAGGTGCGGCGACTGAATCCAGTGGCCTTGTGGCTGCTGGTGCGGCGGGGGCTTGACATGCTCTGTGTGATTTCCGGCGGCAACTGGGACAACGGTAGCAATGCCGGCGTCTGGGCGCTGAATCTGAACAACGTACGCGGCAACTCGAACAACAACATCGGGTTTCGCGCCGACCCTTTGCCTGCCACGCCCCATGCGGCAACGGCCGTCCGGCAAAGAGGGAGCTACCGTCGCGGCTGGTGCCGAAATGTTTTGCTGCCGCGCCCTTTGGTATCCGGCCCTGGCCTGGTAGCCGGCCCGGAGAAAATTGGCGCGGTCGCCCCATCTAACAAGGCTGCCGCATGAAGCGCGCCGGCCATCTGTTCGACCGTATCGCCAGCGTCGAGTCGCTGCTGGCGGCCTACGAGCAGGCGTCACGCAACAAACGTTCGCACCGCGCAACGTTCCGGTTTGCACGCAACCTGGGCGGCCAGATCCATCAACTGCTTGACGAGCTGCAAAGCGGCAGCTACCGCCCGCACCCCTGCAACCGCTTCATCGTCAACGAGCGCAAGAAGGCCAGGCTGATCGAAGCCCCAGCGTTCCGTGACCTGGTGGTGCAGCACGCTATCTACGCGGTCATATCGCCGCTGCTTGAGCGGCGCTACATCGACACCAGCTTCGCCTGCCGTGTCGCAAAAGGCACGCACAAGGCGGCCGACTGGATGCAGGCCGCCATGCGCCGCGCGCCGCGCGCTAGCTGGGTGCTGCACGTTGACGTGAGGAAGTTTTTCTATTCGATCGACCGCGATGTGCTGGACCGCCTGCTGCGCCGGGTCATCAAGTGCGAGCAAACCCTGGACCTGCTGGCCCAATTTGCGCACCGGCCCGAGCCGCGTGGTGTTCCGATCGGAAACCTGCTGTCGCAGACCTTTGCCAATGTCTACCTGAACAGCCTGGACCATTTCTGCAAACGCGAGCTGCAAGTGCGCGACTACGCGCGCTACATGGATGACAGCGTGATGATCGCGCCCAATCGCCAGACCGGCCTGTTGTGGCTAGAGCGCATCACGCAGCACCTGGCGCTGCTCGGGCTTGAGATCAGCCATTACAGCCTGCAGCCCATCAAGCGCGGCGTCAACTTTGTAGGCTACCGGACCTGGGCCAGCGCCCGGTTTGTGCGGCCATCCCTGATCACGGCTATCCGTGCAGATGCCCGTCATGGGCGCATGGATGCCCTGGTTTCCCGTCTCGGGTGCGCGCGCCGCACCTGCTCCCTCTCCCCCCTGTTGACTTACCTGAAGGACCATCACCATGCCGTCTTTGATCGCCTACCGCAAGCATATCGACGCCCTCTACACCCGCGAGCTGCGACTGCCTGAAGGGCCGCAGAATCAGCGCCTGGGCACTGAGCTGTGCACAATCGACGACGTGACCTACGTCAGCCTGCCCGATGGCGCCATGCTGCCGACAGAGCAGCCGACCGAAATTCTAGCCTCGATCCAGACCCTGCCGACTCCGGTACCGGATGGTCTGCGCGACGAGATCAAGACTGCCAGCCCGCATGTGCGCCTGATCAACGAGCGCGTGCGCAACGCGATTGCCGAGCGCTACAGCCTGGCCGATGAAATCAAGCTGCTGCGCACCGCCCCGAGCCCCGAGATGCAGGCGTATGACGCCTACGCCGAAGAGTGCCGCGCCTGGGGCCGCGCGGAAAAGGCCAAGCTGGGGCTGTGATGAAACTGCGCATCGCCTCCGGCCCGATCCGCTGGTTCATGCTGGCCTGCGGCTTTAAGGGCTGGGCGAGCTTCTGGGAGGTCATCTATGTCCTGCCGGGCTGGGAGTTCAATCGCCCGCTGATCCGGCATGAGCTGTGCCACCTGGAACAGATCCGGCGCGAGGGTCGGCTGCGGTTCGCCATCGGCTACACCTGGGAGCTGCTGCGGCACGGATATTGGGAAAACAAGTACGAGCAAGAAGCCCGCGCGGCAGAGAGGAATCCATGAGTGCACATCAACAGTCCGCCGCCGAATCCGCGGGCGCCATGCTAGCCAAGGCCGCGCCACCGGCCAGCGTCTCGGTCGCCACCATTGCCGGCGTGCCGATCTCCGACCTGGTGCTGTGGGCGACCCTGATCTACACGCTCCTGATGATCGTGCACAAGATGATGTCGATCTGGCGCGACATGCGGCCCTGCCGGATCGAGGTGGAGGAATGAGCGCGCTCTGGCTGCTCATGCCGCTGCTCTGGTGGAGGATGCTATGGCCAATCTGACCCGAACCCGGATTGCAGGCCTGTCGCTGTCGGCGGCCGCCCTGGTGGCCATTGCCAATTTCGAGGGCTTTCGGGATCGGGCCTACGACGACGGCGTGGGCGTGCAGACCATCGGCTACGGCACGACTGAGGGCGTCAAGCCTGGCGACAGGATCAACCCCGAGCGAGCCCTGATCCGCCTGCTGGGCGACGCAGACCGGATGCAGCGCGAGCTGCGGGCCTGCATTGGTGACGTGCCGATGTTCCAGCATGAGTGGGACTCGGTGACCTCGTGGGCGTACAACGTCGGCACCGGCGCGGCCTGCAAATCGTCACTGGTGCGCAAGCTCAAGGCTGGTGACTATCCCGGCGCCTGCGCCGAGCTGCTGCGCTGGGACTATGCGGGCGGCAAGCGCCTGGCTGGCCTGACCAAGCGCCGCCAGTCCGAATACCAGCAGTGCATGGGGGTCAACCATGGATGACTGGAGCATGAAGCCACTGCTGGCGGTGCTGCTGTCCCTGGTCGTCTCGCTGGCCATGTGGATGGTCTACCGCGAGGGCATCAAGGCTGGCCGCGACGAAGTGACGGTGGAGTGGCAGGCTGATCGCATCGCGCAAGCTCGGGCCAACGCCGCCGCGCTGCTGAGAGCCAGGGAGCAGGAGCAAACCCTGCGCGAAACCATCGACCACTTGAGAGGTGAATATGGCCAGAAGATCCAGCGCATTACTGTTGAGCGCGACGCTCTTGTGCGCGAGCTGCGCCGCCGTCCCGAGCGCCCAGCCGACTACGTGCCCCCAGCCGCCGCAGCTACCAGCGCTGAGCCCGCTGCCAGCTGCAGCGCAGACCAGCTTTACCGACAGGATAGCGAGGTGGTTGTCGGGATCGCTTCCGACGCCGATGTCGTCAGGGCCTCGCTGATGGAGTGCCGGGCGGCGTACGATGCGGCACAGCAAGCTGCTCACGACCGCCTGACAGATACCAAAGTGATACCGTGA